GCAGTTAATACTGGTAAGTCAATGACCAAATTAGAAGGTGCAGCTGCAGGTGCAGAAGCGGTAGGCGGCGTTGTTGCTGGTGTTAGTGGTGTTAAAAAGATTGCAGAAGTTAGTAAAGCAACTGGTACTGCTATATTAGATGCTAGAACACAATCAGTTGGCCAACTTGCAAAAGCAGAAGCTACATCTACGTGGGGCAAATTTTTAAAATTTGTTGCTAAAAAATCTCCAGCTTTGTGGGGTAAGATAGGTGTAAAATTAGCACAAGCAGGAACTTTAGCAACTATACCGGTTGCAGGATGGATAGGCGCTTTAATATCTTTAGGGTTTGCAGCTTGGACAGCTTGGGACTTATATGAGTTGTGGAAAGAATTTAGTGGTTCTGGTCAACCAGATGTAGAAAATAATTCTCCTACACCAATGGAAAATACAGTAGATGCAATGGGTAACGTTACTGGTTCATCAGGTGGAGATTCAACAACAACTAAAGCTGTAACTCCTACACCAGTTAGTCCTGCAGCGCCAATGACAATGGCAAAATCTTCTGGACCAAATTCTTCAGGCAGTTCTTCTAGTGGTTCTTTATCTGGTGGTAAAACATTTAATCAGATGAGTAGAGAAGAACAAGACCAGATTTTAATGAATCAGGCTATTGCAGAAGGTTGGAAGAAACCTACTTCTATACAACACTCGCATAATAATCCAGGTAACATTATAGCTCCTGGCGGAAAAGTAACAGAAGCGCAAGCAAAATTCGGCGGAGTTCCTGGCGGCACATATAACGGTTTAACATTTGTTAAATTCCCAACAATGCAAGCTGGTTGGGATGCTCAACGTGATTTGTGGACTAGAAAGTTTGGCAATCAACCAGTTAGTCAAGCTCTTGCAACTTGGTCAAATGCTGGTAAAGACCAAGGCGCTTACAATAAGGTTGTTTTAGGTGGCGGAGGAGATTCTCCAGCACCAATATTAGCATCAGGTTCAACACCTTCAACACCTTCAACAATGTCAACCTCGCCCGCAACTGTGGCCTCTGCGCCTACTAGACCCGCTACTCAAATTGCTTCCGCATCTACTTCACTTGCAGATACGATGAGAACTCAAATGCAAACACCAGTTGTTATCAATGCGCCAACAACTAACAATAATGTTCGAAATGGTGGAAACGGTAGCCAAAGGTCTACAACCACACCAAGTATTGTTGATAGCGAATTGATGAAGTTACTTGTTGAAAGAGTGGCGGCATAAAAAACCCCGCACAAGGCGGGGAATTCTTTGCAAAGGTGACTATCGATTAACGATTGTCTTCAGCAAGCGACTTGAAGAAATCAAGGTCATCATCTTCTGCAACAGAAGAAGCTTTACTTAATACCTCATCAGCAGCTTTTGCGGCATAACCGGATGAGAAACTACTTTCTTCTTCAGATGAAGCGCCTTTAGCTTTAATTGCACTGCCATCGAAACCAAGAATCTTGTCGAGACGACCTTTCAACTGCTCATAAGGCTTGAAGTGTTTTGCTTCAGTAAAGTCTTTCAAAGAGTACTCTTTCTTCCACAATTCTTCCAACTTGTCATCATCTCCGCCAAACAAAGGTTGTGGAGAATCGAACTCTGACTTGTCATAGTTACGGTAACCTTCAACATTACGAATCTTCAATTTGAAGTTAGCACCTTCCCAAAAATCGAATGGGTTAACTGGACTTTCGTCAGCGAACTCAGGATTCATTGCTTCAGAAATCTTATCGAAAATCTTTTTACCAAACTTGAATAGTTTGATTTGACCTTCGTTTTCTGGATGCTTAGGGTCAGAAATAATCAGAACGTTAGCATAGTAAGACAACTTACGTTTTTGCTTACGAACAATTTCCTTATTTGCTTCGATGCCAGAATTCCACAATGTAGAATTGTGTTCGCAAACTGGACATGCTTGATTGAGTGTTGTAAGGCAGTTGTCAATCAACCAGCCGCCAGGTCCCTGAAAACCGTGATTGAAGACACGAACCCAAGGCAGAGCGTCATCACCATCGATTGAAGGTGCTGGTAAGAATCGGACAATGGCCATGCCATTACCAGATTTATCTACTTCTGGTTGCCAGAATCGTGTATCGTCTTTGGATCCTGCTTCAGCAGGTGCAGATGTGGCTTGAACAGCCTTTGTGAGTTTGTCAAACGAACTTTTGTTGCGCTTGAGATTAGCAAATGAACTCATATTATTTCCTTTTCGTATAAACGGAGTATGTTAAGTATAAACGGATTATCCACAGATTACATTATATAAATGTATTTAGTGTTTTTTAAAGCATGGACTTTAATTTTTCAATTGTTTCGTCCGCATCCGTGTGAAGGATGCCGATGCCGCCAGCTTTAACGTAGGCATCAATCACATAGTCGGTATCATCAACCAAAACAGCATCAGGTGTAGCGAGTGCAGCCTTTTTGTCACTGCCCGGTACAATGTTTGCTTTGAATGTAATACCGTTATCACATAACCACTTAATTTTCTGAGCGGTTACTTCATTATGAAATTTCTCACCTCCTGATGAGGAAAGAATTTCAACTTTTATTCCATGATTGTCTTGTAAGTCTTTAGCAAAAGCTAAAAGTTTATCACAACCAGGAAACTTTTCAAGGTCTTCAAAGTTTTTACCTTGAATGAATTTAGGCCAAACTTTATAAAATTCTTTTTGGCTTCTTTCTTTAGTAGAGTACTTTACTTCTTTACCAAATAATTCTTTGTATCGTTTTTCAAAGAAACAGAGAACACCATCCATATCAAGATACAACGTTTTCATTTTCATTTAACACCTTTTTCAAAATCAACTTATATTTTACAACATCTTTAGGTAAAAATGCGGCATACTTGGTCACTTTTCGGGAGTACTGAGGCCATCGGACAGTATCGGCAATCTTGCGATTCCAAAGAGGCAAGAACCCTAGAATGTTGTTAAGGATGCACAAGGTTTCAATCTCTGTAGCCTTCTGCAAGGTCATCTTCAACAGTCTAGGATAGTCTCCATCGTCACTTTGCAATACTTCGTTAGGGTTAGAGACACCCTCAAATATCTTGCGACAATCGTTCTCAAAAATATAGGACATACTTTGAATAACTCTTTGTCTTTGCCTATAAATGGTTTCAGATTCTTCGGTTAATAAGTCACCCACCCAAATAGTATCGTTGTGGACAAAATTAGCCACAAGAAACATAATCAATTCATCTTGGCTTGTTAGCCTGCGGGATAATTTATGAAAATGGTATTTGTCCTTACGATTATCAAACGCATCAACGGAGATTTTACTCTTACCGCCATATTTCATAAAGTCATATGAATCGGTAGTAAAATGCAATTTGATTGCTTGATACATGCCAAACGCTTCATAACCTGTAATGCTCATATTGGTAACTTTGAACTTTTCTCTTTCAACATATTATTTTCCATAGCTTGTCCTTCAATCTTACTTTTTAGATTGTTATTAATTAAGGTCGCTGCTACTTCAATTTCTAGGCCAGTGCTTTTACAATACTCAACGATAGCTTCAAGATATGTGTATGTTGTGTTAGCTACCATAGAATCGATAGCAAACGCAAACTTCTTCATCTCATCTTTAGTTGGCATTATAGTTTTCCTGTAGTGAATACAGCGGTTCGTTTTGGACAATTTTGGTCGTAACAAGTATGGAAACCAAGTTGTTCATCGGTTAATCCACAGGATAAACAACGTGAATTTACACTAACGGTTTCGGTTCGTGTGTTTTCATCCTTGTCTACATTATCGGCATAATCTTCCCATTCTTCAATGCTCAGAGAACCATCGTAAACGAATCCTGTGCCACGTAAGAACATATCCATTTGCATCAATACATTCGGAAGGAAGTCATGTTCAAATTCTACAGTTGTACGAGTAGAATCATCATGTTCAGATATAAGAGTAAATTTAGGCATTATTTTACCACCGTTTCATAAAGAGTTTCAAATTGGTCATGTATTGCCACTTCTTCATCATAATTTTGTTTATGATATACTTTAGCCATTCGAGCAACTAAGCGTTTTGGTAATTGTAGAACTTTGCTTATTTCCGTAATTGATTCACGGATATAATCTTTCTCGGCTTCTGCACGAGTCATAGCATCCGAACATTCTCGGATTACCTTTAAAAGTTTTTCACGGTCCGCAGGATTTGAAAGTTGATTAACTGCGATTTGTTGGACTGACATAATATAATTCCTTTAATTACTTTTTACTAGATGATGAAAAAGACGAAGCACCGTGTGAAGCTGCATATGCAACACATACAGTATCAGCACCATTTACATATGAGCAACGTACTGATAATGGATCAACACCCTTACTAATAGCAGATTCGATATTGCTTGCCATCAAGGTTCGGTCTTGAATGTTATAATAACCAAGACTTCCAATTGCAGTAATTAGTACGAGACCTACTGAAATGATTCCTGTGATTAATTCTACGTTTGTTGGTTTAATTTCGTTCATAATTTGATTTCCTTTGTCATAGTTCTTAAATCCGATTCTCTCTTATAAAAGATGTGAGCACCTATCTGTGTAGTTCTTGGAAGTTTCCAACCAGGATTTACATAATCTGCATGATAATAGGTTGCACCTTTTGTAATGTCTGAGAGGTTCTCATAATTAAAAACAACGTTCATTGCTAAGTTGCGAATCTCATTATACAATGAAGTGCTCTTAATTGTCAAGCGTTTATCGGTGAAGGTTGGCATACAAACCCAAGAAAACTGGCATGTGCCTTGTGTTTTCTGATTAACTACACCGCAAATGTCTTCAGCATAATTACCTGAAGATACTCTGTTTAGTGTAACTAATGCAACGGCTATTTGGCCGTTCTTAGGTTCATGTCCTGCTTCAAAGTAAATATTTTCGGCCAAACATTCAACTTGTTTCTGCATTGGTTTTGTCAATGAGTGAAATTGAAGATTGCTTGGTAAGAAATACTTAATATGATTTGCCTCTATAACTGTGATAGCCACCATTGATAAACAAAGAATGATGCTTAGGGGTACGAAATATTTTCGCATAGTTTCTCCTTTTTGTTAAGGGAGGTCGCAAAGCAACCTCCCGATCCATCAGGCAGACTTTTTGCTAATAGTCTTTGGTTGCTCGGTAGAAATGTTAGACACAAAATCATTCAAGGTTTTGGCCTTGGTGATAATCTCATTTTCCGATGGATATGCCGGATACTCCGGATGTTGCGGCGGTGTTTCGCCTTTGATGCGAGCCTGTTCACAAGCAACAGACCAACTGTTTGATATAATCTCTCTACGACCGTAATAATCGTCATTGAGCATATCTTTCGCCATTTTTAAAAGTTCTAGGCGGATCTCGAACGGTGTCATGTTTGACATATTTAACTCCTGTGTGTTGTGTGTTATACTACCCTTGTGTGATGGTAGTATATTCTATTTATAATTACCAATGTCTGATAACACCAACAATTATAAAAAAATTCGTTATGATATAGGATAACACGATAATAGTACGTATTGTGGCAATTTTATCCGCTTCATTATCGTCTTTACCTTGCTTCTCGCCTAGTGCTTTCGCCCACAAGCGCCACATAAATTAATCCCATAAAGCTTGGTAATATTTACCAAAAAGTTTAAAACCATTTGTGATCCGGTCTTCAACAACTTTCATACCATCATAATCACATTCATATGTATTGTTTGGACCGTCAACTTGTTTATACATGGTTACTTTTCCATTTTCGTCCCACGCACATGCTTCACTTTTCCAATCAATTTCGCCTGAACGATATGCTTCTTCCCATTCTCTATTAACATGGTGTTCAAAAGCATAAATCATTTCATTCATAACCCAATCCCAACGTTTAAAATGGTTTGCATCGGTATCCCATTCGTTTTCTTTTGTTGGAGCTTCAGTGCTACGTAGACCAAGGCCTTCTGGTACATCTTCATCATCAACAAAAGGTGAGCCATGCTTTGTTGCATTAAGTTGTTTTAACATTGGCAAAGCAATTTGACCAAGTGTGTGGTCCATTGACCAAGTATCCCATCGGTCAATCTTTACATAGTCAATTTTAGGATGAATTACATCCATAATTTTTTGGC